TATACCAACAAGACAAGAAAGTTATAAACTTGATTACATAGGTAAAGTTGAGTTAGGTGTAGGTAAAGATGAAATGCCATATGAAACTTTTAGAGAGTGGTATACAAAAGACTTTCAATCATTTGTAGACTATAACATACAAGATGTAGAAATTGTAGATGGACTAGAAGATAAACTAAAACTTATTGAGTTGATATTAACTATGGCATATGAGGCCAAAGTAAACTATGATGATGTATTCTCACAAGTAAGAGTGTGGGATGTTTTAATCTATAACTATTTAAGAAAAGAACATATTGTAGTGCCTGAAAAATCTGAACAAGTAAAAGATACAAAATATGATGGTGCATATGTAAAAGAACCATTGACAGGTATGCATGACTGGATTGTATCATTTGATATCAATTCACTTTATCCTCATTTGATTATGCAGTATAATATATCACCAGAAAAAATAGTAGGTATGAATCCAGAAGGCACATCTGTAAATAAATTATTATCTAGAAAATTAAATCTTGACCATCTAAAAGGACAAGATGTATGTATGGCACCGAATGGTGCAACATTTAAAAGAGATAATGCAGGTTTTTTACCTAGACTATTAGATAGTATGTATCAAGATAGAGTTGTCTACAAAAAGAAAATGATGGAGGCTAAAAAACTTCATCAAGAAACTGGTGATGACAAATATAAAAATGAGATTGCAAGATGTCATAATATTCAATGGGCAAAAAAGATTGCATTGAATAGTGCCTATGGTGCTATCGGTAATCAATACTTCAGATACTATGATGTCAGACAGGCAACAGCGATAACATCATCTGGTCAATTAGTTATCAGACATATTGAAACTGAAGTAAACAATTATATGAATAAGATTTTAGGAACAGAAAAGAAAGATTACATTGTGGCATCCGATACAGATTCTATCTATCTTAAATTAGATAGTCTAGTAGAAAAAACATGTCAAGATAAAACAATAGACCAAAAAGTAAACTTCATTGATAAAGTTGCAAAACAAAAGATAGAACCATTTATTGAAAAATGTTTTAATGAGTTGGCAGATTATACTAATGCATTTGAACAAAGAATGGTTATGAAACGAGAAGTTATTGCTGATAAGGCAATATGGACTGCTAAGAAAAGATATATGTTGCATGTATTAGATGATGAAGGTATTAGACTTACAAAACCTAAAATGAAAATTATGGGTATTGAGGCAGTCAAGTCTTCAACACCAGAAGTTTGTCGTGGTAAAATTAAAGAAGCAATTGATATCATGATAACAAAGGATAATGATACATTAATTAAATTTGTTGCAGACTTTAGAGAAGAATTTAATCAGATGACACCAGAACAAATATCTTTTCCTAGAAGTTGCAATAATCTGAAAAAGTATAGAAGTTCAAAAGATATATTCATTAAAGGCACACCGATACATGTAAAAGGTGCATTAATTTATAATCAGAAAATTAAAGAACACAAGATAGACCATATCTATCCAGCGATACAAGAAGGTGATAAGATTAAATTTATAAAACTAAAATCAAGAAACCCTTTTAAACATGATGTTATAAGTTATATAACAAAATTGCCAAGAGAGTTTGAATTAAACGAATATATTGATAGGGATATACAGTTTGAAAAAACATTTATTGCTCCATTATCATTTATATTAGAGAGTATAGGTTGGGATGTTGAAAAGAAAGCAAGTTTGGAGGCATTTTTCGGATGAGTGAATGGTTAAAAGAATATGCAAATGATGTAGGTTTACCTATTATGAATCAAGGTGAATTTGAACATCACACAGATAGATTAGGTAAAGAACAATTTAGATTAGACTTAGCAGAATATATTGCTAACAATAGACCTGTATTTCCTTTAAAAGAAATAACAGAAAAAGATGTTAGAAAATTATTTAATGAGTTAAAGAATGATGACATATGGAAGATAATAACACCCATAGAGAATGTAGATAAGACAGTATTTGAAAAGTATGAAGACTACAAATACCCATTTAAAGAACATGGTCTAGGATTAATTAATGGTCCTAGCACATATAATTCTATTAGTAATTATTTTCATCAAGATTTAAGATTGAATTGTGGTAGTTATGGATTTGAAGCACCCATACAAGTATGGACTGAAGGCACAGCGAAAGATATCTGGAAATGTTTAGGTCCTATTTGGCGTGGTATTAACAATATGAAAAAAGTTAATATTGATGGTGAAGAAAAACTTAGAGGTGGTGAATTAACCAATGCAAGTTATATGAGTGCATTTAGATTAGGCACTTATATTGCAACACAATTTAAACCTAATGTTGCAAAGGCAATATATCAAATGACAGACGCTAAAAAAGTTTTAGATACAAGTTGTGGTTGGGGTGATAGACTTGCAGGTTTTTATACTTCAGACGCTGAAGAATATATTGGTTGCGACCCTAATCCAAACACATATTGTGAATACTATAAACAGATTGAAACTTATGAAAAACTTTTAGGTAATAAAGAACCTAAAATATATTCAGGACAAAATAATCAAAATACACCACCATATATTACAATAGAAGGCAAAAAGAAAGTGACCATTTATAGATGTGGTGCAGAAGATTTACCATGGAATAATATTAAAGACATTGATTGTGCATTTACAAGTCCACCTTATTTTTCAACAGAAGAATATAATAAAGGTGGTGTAAGTGAAGAAGACCAATCATGGTTTAAATTCAATGAATATGAAAAGTGGCGTGATGATTTCTACTTACCAGTAGCACTAAATAGTCATAAGAGTTTATCAGATAATGGATTTCTATTTGTAAATATAATGGACCCAAAGATAAAAGGTAAAAGATATTTTAGTTGTGATGAGTTAGTTGATTCTTTATCAGACTATTTTATCGGTCAGATTGGCATGAGAATCATGCAAAGACCACAAGGTAATGCTAAATTTAAAACAAAAGAAGAATTGCAAGAGTTTATGAATATGCTATTCATAGAAAATGTATGGTGCTTTCATTCAGTACATTCCGATTTAGATTTATTTAGACATTCAAGAGTAACCACACTTGACAATTTCTTCTAGGTGGTGTATAATGATGACAATTGAGGTAAAAGAATGAATGATTTTTTAAAAGATATTATAAAAGAAACAGGTAATGAATATGCTACTATGGCGTCTGATGGTGTTATAGGTGGTGATGTCAGTAGTTTTATTGATACAGGTTCATATGCCTTCAACGCTTTATTATCAGGCAGTATATATGGCGGATTACCAAATAATAGAATAACAGCAATTGCAGGTGAGGCCGCAACAGGTAAAACTTTCTTTGCACTAGGTGTATGTAAAAGTTTTCTTGACATTGATAAGGATGCTGGTATAATTTATTTTGAATCAGAAAATGCAGTATCAAAAGATATGCTCGAACAAAGAGGTATAGATACACAAAGAACAGTTGTTGTGCCAGTTGCAACAGTACAAGAGTTTAGAACACAATCAATAAAAATTATTGACAAGTATTTAGAACAAGAAGAAAGTAAAAGAAAACCTATTATGTTTGTTCTTGATTCTTTAGGTATGTTATCTACTACAAAAGAAATGGAAGATACTGCTGAAGGTAAAGAAACAAGAGATATGACTAGAAGTCAAATAGTTAAATCTACATTTAGAGTATTAACTTTAAAATTAGGTCAGGCAAATGTGCCAATGATTATGACTAATCATACATATGATGTGATTGGTTCTATGTTCCCACAAAAAGAAATGGGTGGTGGTTCTGGTCTTAAATATGCAGCTTCAAGTATTGTATATCTAGGTAAAAGAAAAGAAAAAGATGGCACAGAAATTGTAGGTAATATAATTCGTTGTAAAAATTATAAGTCTAGAATTACAAAAGAAAATGAACAAGTAGATGTTAGACTATCATACAAAACAGGTCTAGACAAATATTATGGTCTTATAGATTTAGCAGAAGAATGTGGTCTATTTAAAAAAGTATCAACAAGATATGAATTGCCAGATGGTAATAAACAATATGCAAAAACTATTAATAATGAACCTGAAAAATATTTCACTAAAGAAGTATTAGAGAAGATTGATGAGTACACAAAAAGAAAATTCACCTACGGAATCGAAGACTAAACCATATACTTTTGCACAAAGACAAGAAGATGATTATACTTGTATAAAACTTACAGAAGGTAAGTATGCAGAAGTAATTTATAAGTATGGTAATGTTGGTTTTAAAGAAGTAGAAGATAAACAAAAACTTTCAGTAATATTCGATTACAATATTCTAAAAAATCCTAAAGATGTGGACATTGATGAACAAGAGTTTAT